GGCATATTAATAATGTCAAAATATGAAAAATTTGCATGTTTTGATAAATAATAAATTTCATCCATTAAATTTTTTTTGTGATTAGAAGAAAGGACGAAAAAATTCAACCCCAAAGGACATATTAACTGTCACCTTTTCTCCTGACGGGGCTATAATTGTTTTAGATAAGTTTAGTTTTGGTTCACAAAGTTCAATGTATTTTTTTAATTCTTTTGAGTCCATTATTGGCATTTGTAAAATAAATGCAGATATTTGACCTCTATCTTTTTCACCATCAATTTCCACAATGTGTTTTTCTAATCTTTTAGTGACTGTGGGTGCAACCATACCTTTTGGGTAACTTGCAACAAAAGAATCTATTTCTTTTTCTTCTCCCAAACTTAAAAGTTTAAATTTAACCGTTTTATTACTTTTTGGTAACTTGAAAGTAAATAACCCATTTTCATCGGGAAAAATATCTTGTTTTTTAAAATCAATTTCATCCATCAATAATGTTGTATCAAAATACTTGTCTGTTGCCGGATCTTTTACTGAAATATTATATTCAGGACCAAAAGAAGTATTTCTTAAAAAAATCAAAACCGCTTGAACATCGGCATTAATCATTTGATTAACGTCAAATCCCGGTTCATAAACTTTATTTCTTAAAAGAGTTGTAATTAAGTTGTCATTATTTTGAGACATTAACAAGTTTTCATCATTTGCGGTAAGGTATCCCACTTTTAACGATTCTTTTTTTGGTGTGTAAAATACACCTTTAGACGGTAGTTTTATTACGTCGTGAGGTAAATTAAAATTTTGTTGTCCATATTGTGATGCTTGATCCATAGTTTTTATTTTAAAAATAATTTATACTACTTGGATGTAAATATAAAAACCCACCTTAATAGATGGGTTTAAAAAAATTATGAAAAAAATATTAAATTAGTAAACAAGAATACATCTATCAGGACGTAATGAAACATCAACAGTCATAATATCTGATTTGTCATATCCTACATCACCAAATTTAGCGGAAGTGATAAAACATCCTTGTAAAATCCATTTTTCAACGGCAACTCCTGTTGGGTCTAACATTTCAAGATCAACATCTTTTTTATAACCTGCTGCGTAACCCATACGTCCCGTTACTGATTCAGCGTGTAGACGAACCCATTCCATTAGTGCTTGAGAAGCTGAAGGACCGATAGGATCTCTAAACTTCACAGTAATTTCTTCCCACTCAAATGTACTAGCAACATAAGTTTTAGTGTTTAAGAATGGAATATCCTTTGATTCAATTTTTATACTTGGTCTTGCAGCAGATTCAACATACCAAGAGTTAATACCCAAAGAAGTTGGGAAAGTTAGTATAAATCGGTTCGCTCTTTTAGGTTCATACTGAAAGGGCATTTTCATTAACAAATCAGCCATCGTGTGTTTTTTTAGTTTTTTTTATTTTTTATATAAATATTTAATAATTGATTTTTTTTTTATTTACTTTTTTTTGGTTTTAAAATATGATTATAGCATAACTTATAATTCTTGTTTTAATCCGCCTTTAGTTAAATATGTTCTTACTGGTTTTTCTGGATATTCTTTTTCTAAAAACTTATTCATTTTTTCTATGTTTTGTGGGTCGTCGTCAGAAAAACCTATAAATGGTATTATTTCATCATTTGCCACGTCATTTTTAAATTTCCCCGGTTTTTTGATTTCATTTGCCAATTCTTTACAATAAGAAATAAATTTTCTCATTGCTTTAATTTTTCCTTCTTCAGGATTTGACGCACTACCCTCACCGTAGGTTACAGGGGCAAACATACATCTATCTAAGTATCTTTCTAAAAGTTCTTTACCTTCGTATTCTAAACTAAATTCTTCAGACAACTGTTCATCGTTTTGAATGATGTTTTCATATTTTTGTAAGTTACTAAGTAGTTCTTTTTGATTGATACCATTTTTATTTGAAACTATAAGGTTTTTAACCGCCTCTTTTAATACACTTGGTGTATGTCCTCTTGCTGTGATGATTGCAAATATAGAACCACCATTTAAACACTCAACAAAATCATTCCAAGAAGGACCGACAGGTGCCGTCATACAATCAATTATAAAACGTTTGTCACCTTCTACCCCAAAATATCTAAACGGATTTGGTGCATAATTTACTATTGTTGCTCCTTTATATTGAAATGGTTCTTTTCCTATTTGATGTCTATGTTCGGCAAAATCTTCAGTTGACATACCTATTTCATCTTCATTTTCAGATAAAACCATTATTTTTGTTGGCATAAACATTATGTTGTCGTCCCAATCAAATGCGTAATATTTTGTATCTGGTTCACCCTCTTCAGTAAACCCTTCTTGAATTCTTTTTTTGTGATACTCTATAATATGTTTTTTTATATTAATCATTTTTCAATTTTTTCAAAAGATTTTCAAGTTGTCTTTCAGATATAATAATGTTCTGTTTTTTTTCAGAAAACGTTTTTACGTTTAACGTCTTATCATTTAAAGTTTCCTTGATTAATTTTTTTTCAACTTTCATAAACTTTTTTTTATAAATAAATTATGGGGGTATTTCTACCCCCGTATTTTTTTAAACGTCATCAAACGATGCTCCTGTTGGTGTAATTATGAACTCGATGTCAATATATTCTAACGCTCTTGTTGGTTTCAAGAAGATTTTTCCTGTTAATGTGTTGGAATCTAAATCTTCAGGTGTGTTAGAAACAGTTACTCTAAAGTCAATTAAACCTCTATCTCTTCTAATTGAATCCAAAATTGGGTTCACAGAATCTAAGAAATCTTGTCTTACCTTATCATCATTTTGTTCAAATAGTAATCTAATTGCCACCGCTGAAATTAATTTACGAGCTTGTAGTAATAATCTTCTTACATTTATTCTGTCAAGTGCTGACTCTCTAATCTGTAAAGTTTTATTACCCCAAATCACTGTACCAACATCAGAGAAAGTTGCGATTGGGTTGATTCTACCTTTATAAAGAGTATCTCTATCTTCTTGAGTTAACTTCTTTCTTGCTTTAATTGAATTAACCAAACCTCTTGTGTACCCTGCTGATGCAAACCAAGGGAATGCGATGTTATCAGTTAACGCCAAGTTTTTAGTTACCTCGGCAGTCGCAGGAAGATAGATTTGTGTGTTATTAACACTATCTCTTGTAAGTACCCAAGGGTAGTAAGTCGCAGTATAGTTTGAATCAATACCTGTCTCTTCTAAATTATCTACCGCTTCTTGTGGGAAGATTAATCCCTCATTAACATCTGAGAAAGAAGGTAAGAATAAGTTAAAGTCAGGTGTTGTACAGATATAGATTGAATCTGCTCTATCTGTCTCTACCATATCAATTGCATCTTCAACAAGATTTGAGTTGTTTACATAATCAATCCCAGGTGTGGTAAATACATTGATGTTAACAGCTTCAGGGTTTGCAAAAGTTCCTTGTCCCCATTTGTATGCGTAATAGTCAGTATTTGCCCAAACTTCTTGGTTAGGTCCTGAAATTTGTTTGAATGCTCCCCATCCAGATGCGGTTGGGAATTGAGATGATGGTGCTGCTCCGTATTTGTAACCTGTTTGTCCAAGAGCATATGTGTCACTGTTTGTTCTATATTCTCTGTAAATATCCCATCCATCAAAACCACCATATGGATACAAAGTAAATTTACGTGTATTCAATTTGTAGTATGGATTGTCTGTACTTTCAGGCTCTGAATTGAAACTTCCCGCACCTACTTCAAATGCTTGTGTTGTTGCTGAAGTCAATGTGTCATACATAGTAACAACAGTAGCTCCACTATCCATATGGAAACCTTGAATTTGGTAAGTCCAACTTGGTCCTGTAGTATCTGTTTCAATATTAGCAGGTAGTTGTTTACCTTTATAATCAAAGAAATCATAATCTACACCTGTGATGTTTGAAATCCCTAAGTACGCCTTTCTTGGATTTTCACCATTAGAAATTACAGGATTGTCAGCTCCACTTGTTGAACCAAAAGGTGGGTTATAAATCACGTCACCAGGTTGTAAATATCTTGTTTTATATACAATA